GGAGGATACTATGTACGCAAGATTTGGACCTTTAGGGGCTCAAGGAATTGGGGCAGTAAATCCATTGGTAGCGAATATCTATGGTCAGCTTATTGTTCAGTCAGCTGGTGGTAAGCATCAGGAGGCAGCACTTGCTGGACGTCTCTTCGCAGCGGCAAACGTTGCAGTGATCACAACTGTTGCTGGGTGTACTGCAGCGGCATGGACAGGCCTGGGTATTGCAAACCCAGTTGGTAGTGGTGTTACTGTCATTGTTCATGAGTTTGCTTATGCTATGTATATCTTAACAACAGGTGCTGGACATCTTTCTCTGGGTACTACATCTTCAAGTGGTGCTGCTGCCTCTATCGTTCCTCGCAACAGATCGAACGGTGGACCTGCAAGTAAGGTCTATGCAAGTGCTGGTTGGACTATCACACCTGCTGGCGTTATCGAACAGTATATTGCCAGTCTACCTCATGGTGCTGCAACTGTTGATTGGGGTGCTACTCCTTCGAAGGTTGACCTTGATTCCAGCATTGTCCTTAACCCTGGCTTTGCAGTTATCACGGTTACTGACATTGTGCAGACGACTGTCTTTGGATTCAGCTTCCTCTGGGAAGAGATTCCTTATATTGCTCGTTACTAACTAACAACATGGGAGATGGTCTACAAGACATCTCCCATCTTCTCAAAGGTATAAGTATGGGAAAGCATGTTAATGAGAATGCTCCACGCAAGTATAGCATTGGTCAGATGTGGGATGTTCACCGTGAGATAATGAGACTGGCAATAACAGGTATGCAACATAATGAGATCGCTTATGAGTTGAATGTGACTCCTGCGATGGTCTCCTACACTCTCAACAGTCCTATTGTCAAGCGTCAGATGGACAACATGAGAGCAGCGAGGGATATGAACTCTGTCGATGTGGGGAAGCGTATTCATGAGCTTGCAGTGAAAGCGGTTGAGGTAATGGGAGAATTGTTGGATGATCCACTTCCCAATATACAACTTGGTGCCTCCAAGGATATATTGGATCGAGCTGGATTTGCCCCAATAAGAACACTGAGAACTGAGAATACAAATGTCCACTTCACTGCCGAGGAGATATTATCTATAAAGCAAAGAGCGAGGGATATTGGTCTTGTATATGATATTGGAGCTGTGAAGGAGATTAGCGATGGCGAATAAGAAGATATCAGCTATGACACCCGCTACTGTGATGGAGACTGGGGATAGTATCCCTTTCCTTGATGTCTCTCTATCTGCGAATGATAAGATAACGATAGACAACCTTGCCCTCTATCTCGAGTCCATAATGCAAGGTCTATCAATAGCAGTAGCAGGTGGGACTGTAGATGCAATAACAGCGACCTATACTCCTGCAATAGCACTGACAAATATGAAGATATGTGCGTTTGTAGCAGCTGGTGCTAATACAGTTATCAATCCTACCTTCGCTCCCAACGGTCTGACTGCACATACTATTACAAAGAATGGAGGCTCTGCTCTTGCAGCTGGAGATATCCCAGGTGCTCTTGCTATCTGTCTCCTTCAATATAATGTTGCAAATACAAGATGGGAACTTTTGAATCCTGCAGGTACATCCTTTACACGATCCCTCTTAAATTGTGCAGATGCTACTGCAGTCTTAACAGCATTAGGTCTAACAATAACAGCCTTTGCAAAGACCTTCTTAGACGATGCTGACGCTGCTACTGTTAAGGCAACTCTTGGTATATCTGCTGGTGCTACAGGTGCGAGAGTAAATAAGACAGATGGGGATAGTCCATATTCAGTTTCAGCTGCAAACCTTTCAGGTCTGTCTGTATTTACCAACACAGGAGCAGGAGCGCAGTGTATCTTCCAACTCCCTGCGGGTGCTGACGGGTATATGTTTCAAGGAATGGTTACTGTTGCTCAGTATATGCAGTTCAAGGCGAACGGTTCAGAGAAGATCCGTTATCTTGGCGTGGAATCAGCAGCTGGTGGATATGTCCGCTCCAACGTCATTGGAAACTTCATCATGGGTATATGGTCAGGAACGGAATGGGTCATCAAAGGTATCGGCGGTGCCTGGACTTACGATTCATAGGAGGTAGTTATGTCAGGGACATTTGGAGGTGGTTTAAAATCAGTCCAACGTGGAACTTTAACGATGGCAAGCAACCCGCAGACGGTGACGATCACGGCAGTAGATGTAAATAAATCCATTTTGCTTGTTACTTATTCGGGAGGGGATACATCACCTGCCCGCGCTCCGCGTGCAGTATTGACCAATACTACCACAATCACTTTAGACCAAACAACAACAGATACTGCGACAAGAGTTGACTGGCAAGTTGAGGAGGAATTTTAAATGTCTGGAACATTTGGAGTAGGGATAAAATCACTTCAGAGAGGCGTGGTCACGCCAGATGCAAATCCAAAGACGGTGACGATTACCGCAGTTGATGTAACGAAGTCCACCCTTTATGTTAGTCAAACTGCTGGTGAGGCTGGAATCAATTATATGGCAAGGGGAACATTAACTAATACCACAACAATCACATTTGACATGGTTGTTGCGGGATTTGCTTACCCACCGAAGATCGCATGGCAGGTAAGGGAACGATATTAAGGAGGTCTTATGGCAAACTACGCAATCATAGATGAAAACGGAATAGTCACGGGGGTGTCTCAACTTTCGGGAACTGTCATTCAGGATGACATGGTTGAGATTCAAGACTACGACCCGTCAATTATGGGGAAGAAGTGGGACGGGGCCAAGTTCAATGATCACACTCTGCTGCAGACTGTTGTGGTCGACCCGTTCCAGGTGGTCGACCCGTTCCAGGCGGTAAATGATAAACTTGATCAGATTATTCTCCTCTTAAAAAAGGGATAAGCGTGTTTAATAAATGAACACACTTGATAATGACATAGATGTTTTTGATAAAAGTGAGCAGGAACTCTTATTGTCTCAGTGCTTCTTAAGTACAAGAATCACTGCGAAAATACTATTCCCTGATCGCTTTTATCTTCCCTTCTCCTCTCTCCATGAGAAGATCTTCGAGGTCTTGGATAATGATAGCATACAAAAGGCAGTTATCATCGCCCCTCGAGGATTTGGTAAGACGAGCTGTGTCAACCTAGCATATCCAGGGAAGAAGATTCTCTTCCAAGAGAAGAAATTCATTGTCCCTATCAGTAATACAGCAACACAAGCAGTTATGCAAGGAGAGAACCTAAAGCGTGAACTTCTTCAGAACAGAATGATAACAAGAATGTTCGGCTCTATGAAGTCAGATTCCTTCTCCAAAGAAATGTGGATCACGAGTAGTGGAATAGCCGTTCTCCCTCGTGGTTCTGGACAGCAAGTTCGAGGCATTCTGCATGGAGATCATCGACCTGATCTTATCATCTGTGACGACTTGGAAGATACAGAGGGAGTGAAGAGTGAAGAGCAGAGGAAAAAGCTTAAAGAATGGTTCTTTGCTGACGTCCTTAACAGCGTCAATAGGGCTAGGAGTGATTGGAAGATTATCGTGATAGGATCCTTGCTTCATGAGGCCTCTCTTTTGGCAGATCTCTTGGACGATGATAGTTGGCATCATGTTCATCTCTCTTTGTGTGATGATAAGTTTCACAGCAACTGGCCGGACTTCATGAATGATAGTGATGTTTTGAAGCTGGCAGAATCCTTCCGAAAGCAAGGACTCTTGGACTCTTTCTATCGTGAGTACATGGGCATTCCGGTGTCCCTTGAAAGCAGATTTCGCAAGTCCTACTTCAAGTGGTATCAGGAGGACGACAATGATTTTCTTGATCAGAAGAAAAAGCTTGAGAACATTGTACTTATTGACCCTGCTAAGACGACTGAGATGCAAAGTGCAGAATCAGCAATCGTCGGTGTGGGAGTTGATATTAGAGGACCTAAGATATATGTACGAGATATTGTTGCGGGGAAGTTTCATCCTGACGAGATTTATAAGATAGCATTTGATATGGCAGATGCTCTTCGTGCAAGGGTCATTGGGATTGAAGTTACATCCCTTAATGAGTTCATCACTTATCCAATGAAGACATTGATGATCCAGCAGAAGAGAAACTATGAAATTGTCGAGCTAAAGGCGAGAGCGAGTAAAGAGGATAGGATAGCGATGCTCTTACCATTCTACCGAATGGGCTACATTTACCATAATAGTAGCGTTTGTAGCCCTCTCGAGGCTCAGTTGCTTTCCTATCCTCGAAGCAAGCGATGGGACGTCATGGACGCCTTTGCATATGTGGTAGAGATTCTTGAGATGGGTGGTCGATACTTCATACCAGAGGATGATGATGAGTCCCAAGATGAATTTGATGAGAAGAATTTTGATGATCTTACACCTCTCAAGCCGATGGAAGATTGGAGGAGTATTTAATGGCTACTATTCTTGATCCAGGTGGGAATCAGCAGACTGCTTTTGTTGAAGGGGATATCTCCTATAAGTATCCAGAGGGTCTTGACCTGAAGCCAGATAGTCAAGATCATAAGGATTTGCTTACTAAGATATATAATAGGGCAAGAGAGAGTAGTAATGAAATGAAGAAGAGGCACGATTCTTGGAAAAAGATCGACCACTCTCTAACTGCATATGTTCCTCTTGATGATGCTGAGTCTATTACCAAGCAGAAGGATAGTCGTAAGCCTGTTTCTATAGTTGTTCCCTACTCTTATGCAACTCTTGAGACTCTTCTTACATACTTTGTCTCTGCATTTCTAGACATGCCGATCTTTCGCTATGAGGGATCATCTCCTGCCGACTTGATAGGGGCAATAATGCTGGAGAAAGTGATAGAACATCATAGTATGTACTTCAAACATGCCCTTAATCTTCATACACAGTATCGAGACAGTCTTGCATATGGCTTTGGAGCAGTGGCAACAGGTTGGGATAAGAAGTGGGGATTCAAGACAGAGATACAACCTGATGGATTCTTCTCTCAAATCTTCTCCAAGTTCATAAATACTGGACAAAAGCGAGTAAATGTTGAGACAATCTTATATGAGGGGAACACTCTTCGCAACATTGATCCTTATCTTTACCTCCCAGACCCTAATGTTCCTACACATGAAGTGCAGAGAGGTGAGTTTGTAGGTTGGATTGAGCCCTTGAACAAGATGAGACTATTGGAAATGGAACGTGAAGACGATTCCATCTTCAACGTCAAGTATATAACCACTAATTATCAAGGATATTCTCAGTTCAACTTAACAAGAGGCTCAAGTGGGACTGGAAGATATGATAGAGATGGCTCAGCAACTGGAGGTTATGCCACTACCACGACAACTCCCATAGATGTCATCTGGATGTATGTGAATCTTATTCCAAAAGAGTGGAAGTTAGGTACAAAAGAGTATCCTGAGAAGTGGCTCTTCGGTCTTGCGGCTGATAAGTATGTGATTTGCGCTAAGAAACTCGGCTTGAACCACGATATGTACCCTGTTTCTGTATCAGCTCCAGATTTTGATGGTTACTCAACTAGTCCAATCTCCAGACTGGAGATGCTCTATGGTTTGCAAGAGACTTTGGATTGGCTATTCTCTTCGCATATTACTAATGTTCGTAAAGCTATAAATGACATGCTCATAGTCGATCCAAGTCTCATAAATATAGCAGATCTTGAAGATCCAAAGCCTGGAAAGTTGATCAGGATGAGGAGGACAGCATGGGGCAAAGGAGTGGAGAATGCAGTAAAGCAACTTCCAGTAACAGACATAACGAAGCAGCATATTTCGGACGCTGGATATATAGTCGACCTTATACAGCGTGTATCGGCTGCTACAGACGCTGTTTCTGGCGTGATTCGGAAGACGTCAGAGCGGGTGACTGCACAGGAAAGCAAATCTACACAGGCATCTGCCCTCTCAAGATTGGCTAAGGCTGCGAAGATTACTTCCCTTCAAAGTATGTTTGATATTGGTCTTATGTTTGCAAGTCAATGTCAGCAACTTATGACCAACGATATGTATGTTAAGACTACTGGGACTTGGCAAGAGCTCTTAATCAAGGAGTATGGTCCTGATGTATCTCGCCTCAAGGTGAGTCCAAATGATCTTGTTATCTCATATGATCTCATCATCAAAGATGGATCTGTACAGACAAGTGAACAGTCAGATAATTGGGTACAGCTCTTCCAAATCATCTGTCAGCAGCCTGCCCTCTTCCAGAACTTCGATGTGGTTCGTATCTTCAAGCATATCGCCAGGGTGATGGGAGCTAAGGATATTAACGAGTTCATCTTACAACATGGTCAAGTGCCTCAGATCAATGCTCAGGTGCAACCTCAAGCAAAGATAGATAAAGGTGTGCAAGCTGGGAATCTTGTTCCTACAGGTCAATTGCCGGGAATGATAAGTCAAGGAGGGGGACAATGATAGAGATATATAAGAGTGATATTATCAAGTTTAAGGAAAGTGTAGTATGGAGGGAGATTGAGAAGGAGTTAAATGGGACTATGATTGTTCTTGTTTCTAGTCTTATGACTCTTAATCCTCAGATAGAATGTGCAGAACTTGCAAGAGCCCAAGGAAGATTAGAAGCACTTAAAACCTTTTTAGAAATGCCTGACGACCTCTATGCCGATGCGTTAGAGGAAAGGGAGAAAGAGATGAAGGAGGAGAAAGACAATGAGTGAAGATACGCCGAATGTTGCTATGGAACAAGATGTTACGGATATTATAAGTGATGAACCTTCTCTAGAATCAGTGGATGGTGGAGAATCTACTGCAGAAGATACTCCACCTGCGGAGGCCTCCCCGGCTGCGGTTGTTCCCTCCTCCGCACCTGTGGTTGACGGACCTCCAGTTGATGGAGGGGCGCCTCTAGTCGCACCTTCGGCAAGTGTTCCTGGAGCGCCTCCTCCTGAACCTCTGTCTAGGGAACAGGAGTTGGAGAGAGATAATGCCCTTTTAAGAGGAGAGATTCTTAAGTTTTCGAACAAGTTTATGGGACTGGAGCCTAGACCTACAGGTCAACAGCCTGTGGCTGTGAGACCTGGAGCAGCGGGTGGAGCACAGAGACAACCTCAGCTCCTAAACTTCATCAAAGATGAAGGTATGTTTGATGAGACGATGAAGAATGCTGAGAACATGAACGCCCTTCTCACAGTAGTCGTGCAGACAGCTGTGGAACAGGCTCAGAGAGTTGTACCTGCTCTTGTTAGCCATATGGTTAATCATCAAGTTACGATGAAGACTGCGGCTACAGAGTTTTATAGGAAGAATGAAGATCTTCTTCCACATAGAAGTTTCGTTGGCTTTATCGCTAATGAAGTGACAGCCAAACATCCTGATTGGGACTTAGAGAAAGTGTTAGGAGAAACAGAGAAGGTGTCTAGAGAAAGACTGATCTTAAAATCGGCGGCAGGTGGAAGTGCTCCAGGAGCAGTCCCAAGTGGTTCGCCAGCGTCAGTCCCAGGAGGTAGACAACCCTCGAATAGTCCAGCTTTCGTTCCCAGAGGTGGAGGTAGAAGAGGCCCTAATGATGGGAGTAATATAACACCTGTTGAGAAAGAGATAAGTGATCTGATTTCAGATTTTCTATAAAATAGGAGGAATCGAAGATGGCTGGTTTAGATAAATTTTTGTACAACTTCGCAAGACGCTTTGCGATTCCTATGGTTAAGTTAACTGGTAGAGCAGAGACAATGACAGCTATTGCTGTTAGCACTATTATGAAGGATAGTGCTGGTAAGATTCTTCAATGCTCAGGTGCTACGGTACCTACCGATGCAAGTACAGGCTTTGCAAAGGGATGTGAGTTTATTCTTACATCTGCAACAACAGGTATTGGTGGAATCTATGTTAATATAGGTACATCAACAGCTTGCGTCTTTGTGAGACAGCCTTATTGTCCAAGGGTAGGTGGGGATGCTACTATCTATGCGGCTGCAGCATCTGGTGCTGTGACGGCTGCTAACATCTCTGGTTGTAACGTGACAAATACAGGTGCTGGTGCATTGGTTCTAATCACCCTTCCTGCTGTTGCTACAATGGCAGGTAAGGCTTTCAGAGTATATCAGACGGTTGCTCAGATTACCAACTTGAGTCTGGCAGCTGTTTCTGTCTATCTTGCTGGAAGTGGTGTTGCTGGGAAGTATCTAAGTATTCCTGCTGTGATTGGGAACTACGCTGATATCTACTGTGATGGAGTTGCTTACTATGTCGAAGGCTGGAGTGGTGTCTTGACGAAGGAAGCATAATTTAAGTAAGGATAAGGAGGTAACTGAAAATGGGTGATCCTAAGTATATTTATGATCTGAGACAAGTTGTCTATGATGCTCAGGTCTTGCAATCAAGCACCAATAC